GGCAAAATGACGTATAAATATGGCAGTGTCTACGAGGGAGATTGGAAAGATGACAAACGCGATGGAAAGGGCAAAATGACGTATAGAGATGGCAGTGTCTACGAGGGAGATTGGAAAGATGACAAAAAACATGGGAAAGGCAAAGAGACAGTAATGCATGGGAAAGGGAAAGGCATTCGTCACACTTACAATGGCGATTTCAAAGACGATGAGAAGAACGGGAAAGGGACATTAATGTGGGACAATGGCGAAATTTACGTGGGTGATTTCAGAGATAACGAGCCAAACGGAAAGGGAAAAATTAAGTATAAAAATGGAATGATCTACGAAGGCGAGATTGAACTGAACTCGCGACACGGCAAAGGACGACTCTTTGTGACCAAGAACTTGATTCTTGACGGAGTATTTGAATATAACAATTATGTGGGCGAATTTGATATTCCCTTTGTGACCGACGCCGACATTTCTAAATCGTGCCGAGACGAGATAAAATGTCCAATCACTCTCGAGCCTTTCCGTCGCGGTAGAACCGTGAAATTGTCCGATGGCAATTGTTATAGTGTAGAAGGCTTGGAAGGATTCGGCAAAAGTGCACAAACCAAACTTCCATTCACGCGAGCTCCTCTCACCGATAAAGACCGGGACATTTTGAAACAAATTCCGCTGTGGCTCGAATCCAAAAAAACAGCTACCGCAACACAAACACGCCGTCGCAGGCGATCGGCGTCGCTTATGAAATCCGAAAAAGTTGCCGCAACACAAACACGCCGTCGCGCGCAATCGGTGTCGCCTACTGAAAACCCATATGCGCGCCCACCGTCCGAATTCGAGATTGAATTTGCGAGATTGAATTTATAAACCAACGACAAAACCCGCTACGCGGGTTCAACGCGTTTAAATATGAGTGAACGGGATCGATCGATCCCTCGTGATGAAAAGAATGTGAATTGTGAGAGATTCATATTCTTACCCCATTATTGATACGACGGCAAAGCGTCCAGGTCCATGAGCAGCACCTCCTCGTCCACTTCCTCGTCCACCACGTATTGTTTAAAGATGGCATAGTTGAGTTGCGCCTGCGGAGTGTGACGGTGCACCGTGCGCGCAATCATCTTGTAGAGTTTGAAGTTGGGATACCGATCGTCGCCGTTGCGTTTATAGAGGACATTGTGTTTGCGATCGTCTTGGCACCAGCGCCGAATCGTCTTTTGAAAGGCATCGAGATCGCCCACGTCGAGGTCCATGTCCATGACAAAGTCGAAAATGGAGACGCCAAGACGACAGAGATCGAAACTGGGATTGGGCTCAAGGACGGGTTTCTTGGGATCCAAACAGGGCCCGAAATTGTACTGCGTCGCGGCGTCTCCCTTGGCGAAAAAACTGTCGCTGCAAAAGACGTGTTGTTGGAACGTGTAGATGCCGCGGCCAAAGTCGATGATTTTGTAAATGCGGCCAAACGTCGGCACCTTGTAGACGCGCCCTTCGAAACGGTACGTCAGATAGTCCAGATCCGTGTGGACATACATGATGTTGTTCGTGTGTAGATCATTATGTGTGAACCCAAACGCCTTTTGATAGGCCAGGAGCGTCAAGATGACCTGCATCAAGGCGGCGGCGCCCTGCTCGGCATCCATGTTTCCACTGTCAAAGAGTTCATCAAGCGTACCATCGCATTTTTCCATGCAAATCATCTGACATGGGAAATTGTGAATGGTGCCCAAGGTTTCTTCCACCACGGAATCCTCGTCGTCGTTTTCCTCCACGTTGTTGGAGTTCTCAGTGGAATCAGTGGATTCATCTTCTTCTTGTTGTGGATTGTTGTTGCTGTTTGATTCGAGGTCTTCTTCTTCGTCTTCTTCTTCTTCGTCTTCTTCGTCATCGCTACTGCTGTAGTTCAAGTCACTGTCCGACGAACCATGAGATCGTTCCGACACGTTGTGTTCTTGTTCTTTGGCATAGACGCTACACAGACCCTCTTCTTCTTCCAAGTCAGACAAGACCGTGTCGCCGCCGTCCTCCTCCAACGTTTCGACATTGTCCAACAAGGCATCCTCAATGACATCAATCTTTCGCTTATTACGGCGCGATCCGCCAATTACATTCAAGGAATCGTCTTGTTGGAATCCGGGAACGGTAAACAATTTGCCCACATGCTCGGTGAAAAATCGCGAATTGCGCAAATGATCCATGTCATCGCTGACATCGACTTTGAAATTGCGCTGAATTCCCAGATACGATCCATAAAAGGAAATGCCGTGCAGAAATCCGTGCTTTTCCAACAAGAGGTTCGATAGATAATTGAAAAACCCGTCAACGTAGGCCGCATTGCACGGATGAGCGATTTTGGGCAAGACGTGATCGTCGTCGGTGTTGTACGGAGACGGAAGTACCGTCGTCGTCGAGAGCTCGGACGAATATTTACCAATCATGTAGGCAAAGGGATCCAACAAGGGCGAGAATTTGAAATGAATCTTGCGCAATTCCATGGCGTCGGTGGTGGTGGTGGTCTCTCGGACATGGTCGGCGTCGACCACTTCGTAGCGGTGATCCAGGGTGGTTGTTGGATTGACGTCTTGGCCAAACAGTTCCTTGTAAATGGGATTGTAGAGTTGGAGTGAAACAATGTCGAATTTGTCGCCGTCGGTGGCACGCATGGCCTCGAGATCCAACATAGTCCCTTTGCGTTGTGACATTTTAGTGTATGAAAATAGATTGTTTCTTGTGAGATGAACGCTCTTTAGGGAGGATGTATGTCGATGCGTTTTGCAAAGTGAAAACGTAATCTCGCGCAACAGTAGTACTCTGCCTAAAGATGACCCTGGAATTGAAGAAATTTGATATGCGTTGGATTACCTTTAAACCCGACGAAAACAAGGGTCCGGTGATTGTACTGATCGGAAGGCGTGATACCGGCAAGTCCTTCTTGGTCCGCGATCTCCTCTTTCATCATCAGGACATTCCCATCGGCACGGTCATTTCGGGGACGGAAGCCGGCAACGGGTTCTATGCCAGTCACGTACCCAAACTCTTTATTCACGAAGAGTACAACACCGTGCTCATTGAAAACGTGCTGCGGCGCCAAAAGGCAGTGTTGAAACAGATGAACAAGGAAATGGAAACATACAAGCGGACCTCGATCGATCCGCGCACGTTTGTGATTTTGGATGATTGTCTCTACGACAATACGTGGTCTAGGGATAAGATGATGCGATTACTCTTTATGAATGGTAAAATGTTTGCCAGAGTTATTCCAAAAGAATAGCTAGTTTTTCCTCCATTCGGTCGGAAGGAAAAGCAACACGTCCAAATTGCGGGAACATCTCGTCAGGTTCATGCTACTAAACTCGTGTAGAAATACGACGAGTGGCTTGTGCTAATCACACAAGGTACAGTAAAAACGCATGAAATAGAGACAATCCGCAGCGAAGCGTCTACGTCCGATAAGATGAGGATATGATGCACGTTCAACGACTAAATGCCCGTGGGCCAGAGACGAGTCATCGCCGTCGAGGAAGGCTTAAGATATAGTCTAATCCCGCTCGAGAGAGTGCTATGCCCATTCAAAAAGCATAGGTTTTATGATTGTTTAGGGAGGAAATGCCCAACATGAAAACGGTACCCAATGAGACATTGGAAAGTTATGCTTATTATTACTATGCAGTATCCCCTCGGAATTCCACCCAATCTACGCACCAACATCGACTACGTTTTTATTCTGCGCGAGCCCTATTTTGCCAATCGCGAACGCATCTGGAAAAATTATGCGTCCATGTTTCCCACGCTCGAGTCCTTCTGTACCGTCATGGATCAGACGACGGAAAATTTTGAATGTCTGGTCATCAACAACAATGCCAAGTCCAACAAACTGCATGACCAAATTTTCTGGTACAAGGCCGAAACCCGACCCGACTTTCGTCTGGGTTCTAAAGAATTCTGGGACATTTCTCGGACGATGGGTGACGACGACGATGGAGACGTGTATGATCCAACAAAAGGGAAGAAACGATCGGGACCGGCGATTAATGTAAAGAAAACGTCGGGATCCAAGTGGTGAAATGTATCCAGATACATTAAACAATGAAAACATGGTCGCGGAAATATGTTCCACGACAACTGTCGAGAACAGATTTACAACAACAAATCCACATGTTGGAAACGTCGAGGAAGATGTACCGGTCTACAAACAAGAAATTTAGCACAAGAAAAACGCTGAAATCGTTCACCTCTCGCCCATCCTCTCACATCAAAAACGCCCAACGCATGTACGACGTGGACGCGGTGCGTCCGTCCGCAGAATTGGCCCAAAAAACCGGCTGTTCTTTGTCCGCCTTGCAGCAAATTGTCCGCAAAGGGCAAGGTGCGTACTTTTCCTCGGGATCTAGACCGAATCAAACTCCGCAATCATGGGGACATGCCCGTTTGGCCAGCGCCATTACTGGACAAAAGGCGTCAATCGTAGACTATGACATTTTGAAACAAGGATGTCATCGACGTAGTCGGGCGTTACACGCAGCACAGACAGGTGCTCGCGACAACAACCCAGCGGCGAAAACGATGTCTGGGCGAAGGATCGGTCAAAAAGCGTGAACCCAGACTGGTCTGGGTTGCGTTTATCTATTTCAGTGCCTTGTCCAAGGTCGACGTTCCGTACAAGAGCGTATCGCGGTAGCCATTTTGAAACAAGGTTTCGAGATCAAACGACCCCTTTTTGAACAGATTGAACCGCATGTTGGGATTCCGTCCCCACATGGTCGGATTCACGTGCAGCGCCACCGGCTGGGTATTCAAGTACGGTTTTTCGCTAAACCCGCCATCAAAGCTGCACTGATTGCGATACATATGTACGAGCGAGCCCGTGACCCAGGGAATGTGCGAGCTGGCAATGCAGCAGTCGACGGCATCCTCTAGATTCTCAAAGTCGGTGTAAATCTTCGTCTGACCCACCGTCGTGACGCCAATGAACAGTCGATCCAGATCGAAATCGTCCGTGTCGTAATACTGCAAGATGCGTTCCTTCATCTCCTGCTCAATGTCGAAAATATGTCGGTGTTTATAGTTGCGCACGAGGACGTATTTGAAAAATGCCGGATCGGTGCGCAACGTCATGTACAGGGCGTTCCACGCTCCGGCCGATGCGCCGGAAAATACAAAGTCGGACGTGTTGTAATGTTCTTTCATGTAGGTACAGATGCCCGCCACGTAGAATCCATAATATCCCGCCGGACTAAACGTCATGACCCGTTTGTTGTTGAAAAAGTTGTTCATGTACACCGCGGACGTCTTTTCGCAAAACGTCAATCCCGTCTTGTTGGTAATCATGTATTTCGATCGGACGAGTGGCTGAACGAATGGTTTCACAAAATTCATCATGAGGAACCAGAGGCCGATCCACCACATATTCTTTGCATAGAACATATTATATTTATACTTTGTTGAGCCAAATTCACTTAAACAGGCGCGTCCATAAAAAGACAAAACATGTCCGACTTGGAAGCCATCAAAACCCGAATCGAACACATGAACAAGACGCAGCATCTGGAACTGCTGCACATTTTGCGTCAGATCCCGGGCGTCAAGCTGAACGAGAACAAGAGCGGCATATTCATCAATCTGCCCTTTTTGCCGGAAGAGGCGCAAGAGGCTTTGCGCAAGTATGTGGAATACATTACGATGCAGGAATCGGCCATTCGTTTTGTGGAGAATCAAAAGGAAACGTATGTCCGCACCTTTTTCCCCGATCCTTTGCGGTAAAGTCCCGGCCCGAAAGGAGAATTGCTCGATTTGGATATAAATCGCACACTTCGTGTAAAACACCCTTTCCAGTGAAAAAGGCACGGCAACATGGTCAAAAACACGCAGGGTGGCAGTAGCCACAAGAGTATGGCGCGAAAACAAGTCGGGGCAGGGCGCAACGACAAACTCCGATTGTCCGAAGATCGATTCGAATGTTATGCCATTGTATCGAAATTGCTAGGAAACGGCATGTGTCACGTATTCTGTCAAGACGTCGACGCCGTGAAAGAATTGATTTGTTTTATTCGCGGCAAATTCCGGAGTCGCAACAAGAAGAGCAACATGGTCATGGCCGGATCGCTTGTGCTGGTGGGCATTCGCGAGTTTGAATCGGCGCAAAACAAGTGCGATTTGTTGGAAGTGTACGACGAGGAAGGACAGCGGCAGCTCCGCGCCAATCCTGCCGTGAATCTGACGCGCCTCGATGCCGCGACAAAGAGTGGTGGATCGGCGCGAAACGCAGCAGAAGACGACGTGGAATTTACCAACGACGTCATGTTTGAGACCATGACGACGACGACGAAGGAGGAGGGGGGAACAATGGAGACGACGTTTACAACGTCGGCGGGAGAAACAGTCATGTTTGATGAAATTTAAGTTGTTATGGTGATGATATTAATTTTATTAACAAAATGTTTTATTCTATAGCGCAAGAATATAATCCTGCACCGATTTTTGTGTAGATTGTTGGGATTTCATTTCTGTCAGGCGTGTCATGATTAGTGTCTGGTCATTGTCCGTCTTGCTTTTTAATACTGCAATCAATTTGTCCACCACGTTTTTCGGAAACGGTTTGAAATAGAGGATCCACTCTGCGGTGGGCAACTTGGCGGCACGATTACGATTGTATGTGTCGAGGGCGTTGCGTAAAGCCTCTTGATTCCAGGTTTCTGGTGCTGGAGCGACGGCAGCAGCAGCAAGGGTTGCCTTTGGGGTGCGTGGCAACAGGGGAGGCAGAGGCATACACTCTTCTTCAACGCAGGGGCTCGGAGGGCCAGCCAGGGCATAACTCGAG